GGCAAAGCGCCGCCCACCCCCATACGATTCACGACGAAAAATTTTGCCCCCCATACGATTTATGGAGCAAAAATTAAGGGGGCGAAGCCAGCCAGCCCACCCCCCATACGATTTACGAGCAAAAATTTTAGCCCCTTGGCTATTTCTCAAGCAAAATTTTCTGCACGTTCAGCGCCTTCGCGCATTCGCCAGCCCAAAAACTAAAATCATAGATTGGCTCGCCATCATCGTCATATCGCTCGATACCCTGCTTCGCAGCGTTGCCTAGCAGGATCATCAGATCGTTAAGCAGATTGGTCGCAAACAGGTGCGCCGGTCCTTCGTGCGTCAGATTATCGTTCATTTTACATCCTATAGTTTATTCATATACCTGTTCATAATCCGGCTGAAATGCCTTGGCAAGGAATAAGCAAGCTGCCGCGCACCAGCGCCATGAAAGTCATAGACCTTCGTATAGCCCTTACGCCAATTAAAAAGCATCAGGATAGGGACAATGTCATCCCCGATCCTCTCAGCGATATATTGCAGACCATCCTCCCGCCGCATCAGGAAAAACTTAGCAGCCTTGCCCTCACGCTTCTTCCCAGCCCTAGCCGTAGGGATCGTGCCGAGGTCCGCCAGCATCCGAGAGTAAATTGAGCCAGGGATGTTGCCGTAAGCATTTTTAGGCGCAGAGTAGGACATGACCGCAAGTTCCGCGTCACGGAACACACCGAGGCCAGCCATCCTCTTCTCGTTTCTCTTTCTCCGACGCTGACCGCCATAAATATGCGGCTTGATTACATCGTTCTGAGAACTGCCTACTGGGAACTCTTCGAAATAAGTTCCAGACTGCATCAATGTCTGCCCAAGGCGCTTGCCTCCGAACTGCCCACGATCCTTGCCATAGGGCAGCGACTTGACCAGCCCCTTCTGAAGCCAAGGCGTAGGATTGTCGAACGACAGCTTCATTTCCTGTATCTGCGCCGCATGAATATCATGCACCGTTTCGGTCATGGCAGCCACGACAGCCTTCTCGATAAGTTGAGGAGCCTCCAGCATACGCTGGAAGGCCATGTCAATTTCAGTCGTATCGATCTTCAGCGCAAGCATCAGTCATCCACCGGCTCAAACTCGCCACACCAGTTCCAAGGGGAAACCACAGGCGAATAAAATTTAGGCCGACCAGCCTCATCAGTCGTGGTGAAGGTCGGGGGATAGCGACGGCAATAGCCATGCTGCCCAGATGGAGCAGCCTTCCAAAAAATACACTCTTCACAGCACTCAGGGATTTCTACTTCTTCAACCATTTTTCACTTCCTTCCGTTGAACGCATTTTACGTCCGAACCCCGTCAATCGTCAATCACCTAAAAAGGCCCTTGGTGTGGATCACCTACTTTCACCTACCCTATAGGGTTTAGGTGAAAATAGGTGATGACTTTCCACACCTTTACCACGCTATGTGGATAACTTTCACCTGATCACCTTAGGTGAAATTAGGTGAAAATAGGTGATGAACTGAAATCCATGTATTATCAACTACTTGATAGCAAATATCACGTTTCCCATGGGCATAGACATCAATTTGCTCAACATCCGGTGCAAAAGCCTTGGTGAAATTGATTGTGCCTCGCATATCAGGCGCATTTTGCTCTGCTAGGTGATAGGTGATGTGTTTAGGTGATGTGATTTTGATACAAATCACATGGCAACCCATGCTTTCAATCCATGTCCCGTCATCAATCATATTTGTCTCCTCCTTCATTTTTGACCATCATCCAAATCCCGCTGTGAGGCTCTCCGATGATCCTCCAGCCATGCTCAAACGGCTCAATAATATTAGCGGTCAGCATAGGCAGGATCAGCCCGTCCTTTCTGGATGAGTCCAGCTTGTTGCGGATGGTGGTTTCTTTCCAGTCCGCATTGCCTGCGAGAAAGTCTTTGAAGCCTGATCTGGATAGATAGGGATGCCCATCGCGCACCTCCTGTCCGGTCATGTCCCAAGCCCTTCGCATCAGCCTGAGATTCTCATCATGTTTACTAGGCTTCTTTCTAGGCTGTTCTGCGGCGGCCTCCTTATCCTCGACGGCAACGCATGTCGTGGCTGGTTTACCAAACTTGGTTTGGCCCATCTCGACCGTTTCCAGCTTGAAATAAATTATGTCGCCCTTGGAAGGCAATTCTCTCTGCTTTGTGACCTCGGCAGACCTTATGCCTCCTTTTTCCGAAATCTCGATCTCGGTATCAATATGCGCCCTGATCCCAGACCAGCCGCGAGCGCCCTTGGCAGCATCTTTACCATTGTGGTGAATAATGATCATTGTAGCGCCTGTAGCGAGGCTCACATGCTCAAACCTAGCCATGACAGGCCCCATGTCCTCGCCGCTATTCTCATTGGCCCCAGCGGACATTCTGGCGAGGGTATCGCCTATGACGGCCCCGCACTTTTTGCCCCGCTCTCGCTCGATCCCCCTGATGGCCTCGATCACGTCGAACGAATCGCCCTCATTGGAGTAGAAGTTGAGAGGCACAGGCACGACAGCCACATTTTCGAGATCAACGCCATAATATGACTTGATGGCCTGCAATCGCGTCTTGATGCTCCCAGGGGCTTCACAGGCCAGATAGACCACAAGACCTTCCTCGACCTGTCTGCCGCAGAATGGCTGGCCCGTGGCAATTGATGCCGCCAAGGACAATGCCCAGAAGGTTTTGCCTGAGTTGGAGTCACCATAGATCACTGCGGTCGATCCAGCCACAAGCAGGCCCTCTACCAATTCATCTGGTGGCTCATAATCTTGCCCAAGTTCGTTACCGAAGACGATCTTTAGCTTCTTGACGATCTCTTGGCCGCTAGGTGGCTCAAGCAAGATTTTGAGATTACCACCCTCTGCCAGATAGTCGTTGGCATCACCTAGGGACGGCGGCATTACGACCCTTGCACCATATTTGGCCGACGCCTGATCGGCATATTTCTGGCCAGTCCCAGAGGCATCATTGTCAGCCACAATGACAATGTCCTGCGAAGCCCCATATTTCTCTCTGATCGTGCCGGTGACTGGGACAAGGTTCGAAGCCGAATAAGCCACGATGCATGGCCTGTTCGTCACTTCGTGGATCGTCGCCGCAGTGACGAAGCCCTCGGCCACATAGATCGTGCCAGCCTCATCGAGTGTTCCGACCATCCAGAAGCACCCACCAGTCTGACCGCCAGAGTGATAGAGCTTACCACCCTCACCATCAATATACTGGAGCGAGGCCAGTTTACCCTCCGCCGTGTAAAGCGGCAGCATCAAGCGACCATCGCCGGTCATTCTTGCGCCGTGGAGGCCGATACCCTTTCGCGCCAGATAGGGATGCTCTGGCGTTGCCAACATGCCCTCTGACCATATCTTCTCAACGGTGTCCGAAGCCATGTCGCGGGTACGCTTTAGATCGGCATCCCTAATGGTCCGAGCCTCCGCCAATCGACGGGCGTTCACCATCTTTTCGCTGTCGGTCAGTTGCCGCCCTATGTCGGCACAGAAGGTAACTTCGACCCCAGCCCGCCAGCAGCCAAATCGACCAGATGGGATACCGTCAGAGAACACCACATACCAACCCGGCTTATCGTGACCGGCTTTGCCTTTAGTGCCGGAATTGAAGCGATGCAGCTTCCCATCGAACAAAATTTCGTTGGGCGGTGACAGACCAGCCGACAGCATTGCATCCCTTAGCTGAGTCTCTGGCGAATCGGGTTTGATCTCTTTGGGAGGCGACCAAGGCCCCCCGAAGATATTTGATAGGTTTCCGCTCATCTACTTGCTCTCTCTATGATCTTAGAAATTGCATCAATTTGCCCGACTAACTTTTTGTCTTTTCTAAGCAAATCATCGATAACTGCACAGCCGTGCATAACTGTCGTATGATCGGTGCGTTCCAAACTGTAAGCAATCCGCTGATACGACAGGTGCTGGCAGTGCCGACGCATCATATAGTAAGCTGCGTGTCTTGCTATACAAAGTTTTTTGGTCCGGCTTGGCGACTTCAAATCCTCCACCGATACCGCCATGATTTTGCTCACGGCGTTAATTACCAATGGCGCAGACGCACGTTTTGGTTTCCGCTTTTGCGGAGGCTCATACCATGTTGGGAACATTAGCGGTCCCCAGCCAGATAGTCGGACAAGGATTTAATAACCTTAATGGTCGGGTTGACATTCTCGCCACGCCGGATGCGTGAGATGGTCGAGCGCGACACACCCGTCGCCTTAGCCACCACATCCAATCGACGATCCGCCAGACCCTCTGCAATCTTTTCTAAACTAAGCATTTTTATTCCTTCCCCATATTATCAAATTTAAGCGCATAGCCATAAATCAGCACCAAAAACGCGATTGCCATAGTTTCAAAATGTGGCTCGCCTTTGAAGATTTCCCAAAGGCCTATCAGCAATAGTGTGTGTCCAAGAATGCCCAACAGAGCGATACAAAATCTAAGCATATTATTTCCTTCCTGCTAAAATTCGCTTTTGTGCTTTACAATGGGTATTTTAATCCGTAAAGCAGTTTTTACGCACCGACCGGATAGTCCGACTGGTGTGATGTAGGAGAGCCATTATGGCAATTAATCTAAAGAGAACTGGCGGGCTGTCCGCCAACGGCGTAAAGCTGCTTGTCTACGGTCAAGCTGGTGCCGGTAAGACCTCATTGATCCGCACTCTGCCAAAGCCGGTCGTGCTTTCAGCCGAAGGCGGTCTGCTTTCGATCCAAGATGCAGACATCCCGTTCATCGAGATCACCTCGATGGAGGAACTACAAGAGGCATATATGTGGTGCCGCGATAGCGAAGAGGCGAAGGACTTTGAGACCATTGCCCTCGACTCGATTTCGGAAGTGGCCGAAGTGGTCCTAAATCACGAACTGAAGACCAACAAAGATGGTCGCGCAGCCTATGGCGAGTTGAACACGCAGATGACTGGTTTGATTCGCGCTTTCCGTGATTTGCCATCAAAGCATGTTTACTTCAGCGCAAAGCTGGAAAAGTCGCAGGATGAGATGGGCAAGCTTCTCTACAATCCGTCGATGCCGGGTAAGTCATTGACGCAGAGCTTGCCCTATTTCTTCGATGAGGTTCTGGCGCTTCGCGTCGAGCGCGACAGCGAAGGTGTCAACCAACGCGCCATTATGTGTGACACTGACGGCCTGTGGCTGGCTAAGGATCGCTCTGGAAAACTGGAGCCGTGGGAAGCGCCTGATTTGGGTGAGATTATTCGTAAGATTGGTGGTGTGTGATGGACGCTTTTGCCAAACAAAACCCGATTGAAATTTCAGTCCGATTGTGGATGGGTCTCAAATGGATAGACGCCATTGATGAGCAAGGTAATATTCGTTTTGAAATTTTGGAACAGCTATCCGAAGGCGATATCTTGAGAATTCCAAATTTTGGGCGAAAATCGCTGAACGAATTGAAGGCAATAATGGCTGATTATCGGATCAGCGGATTACAAAGAACTTATAAGGAATTTGTGCCGCAAATTTCTCCGAAGGAGCAGGAAAGAAGAAAAAATATACTGAAACGGAATTTAGAGATAGTTTGGCATCGCAGCAATGGGATGAAAGTCAAAGATATTGCAGCGCTTTATGGCCTTTCAGTCGGCCATGTATCTATTCTAACAAAGTATATTTGGTCCAAATACGTTAGTCGTTTTGAAGACGAAAAAGAGCTACGGTTTCCGTATATCAAAGAGGCTAAAGAAATTTATCAAAGCCTAGGAACATTCCAATGACCACCCTCTACCAAGACTGGCTAGACGCCAAGCGGCGCGAGACAATGGCAGCGGCAGAACGCCGTGAGATTGAGGACCAGATCGTGAAGGCCCTCAATTTCAGCACGATCTTCGACGGGTCCAAGACATATGACGAAGGCCCGTTCAAGGTCAGAATCCAAGGACGTATTGATCGCAAGATCGATGCTGACAAGTTGCAAGAGATTGCAGTCGAGACTGGGTTGAGCGCCCATCTCTCCACCCTTTTCCGGTGGAAGCCGGAAATTAATGCGGCGGCATGGAAGTCCACCGACCGCTCAATAACTGACCCACTGCTTGGAGCAATAACATCCAAGGATGGTCGCCCATCGTTTCAAATCTCAATTGTGGAGTAAGTAAAATGGCATTTCTCGGACAAACCTATTCGGCAGACGAACTGCCCCAGTCAGATCGCTCCTTCGACCTGATCCCCGAAGGCTGGTATACCGCGAAGATCACCAAGGCCGATCTCAAGGATACCAAGAACGGCACCGGCAAAAAGATCGATATTCGGTATGACATCCTTGGACCCACGCAACAGGGTCGCGTCATCTTTGGTTCGATCAACATCGCCAACCAGAACCCGACCGCAGAAAAGATCGGCCAGCAGCAGCTTGGCGAGCATATGCGGGCAATCGGTCTGGCGCGAGTTGAGGACACCGATCAGTTGATCGGCGGCGAGTTGCAGATCAGGATCAAAATCAAGCACCCATCCGACGGCGACAAAGCCAATGGCTACAACGATCCGAAGAACGAGATATCGGGCGTTAAGTCGGTTGGCGGTGCTGCTACCTATAACCCAGCGGCCTTTGCCAATGCACCGGCTCCGCTGGTTGCCGACCGCCCCAAGGCTCCTTGGGAAAAGTAAAAAAATTGCCCCCAGTTTTTACGCTGGGGGCAGTCTGTCTATCTTAAGGAGAGCGGGCCATGAAAATACCCGAACCCGTCCATACTATCGCAAATCTAATAGATCAATACCATTCTGACAAACAGGGCAAGCCGCGTCCGCATCTTGGAGCCAGCCTTCTGGGCCACCATTGTGACCGATACCTCTGGATCAGCTTCCGCTGGGTGGTGACCGAGAAATTCGAAGGTAGGCTTCTTCGCCTGTTCCGTCGCGGACACAATGAGGAAGACATGATTATCAAGGATCTTCGCTCAATTGGCATTGACATTCGGGCCAGCCAGCGCCGTGTAGACTTCGGTGCGCATGTGTCCGGCAGTCTGGACGGTGTGATCGAGAAAGGCGTCCCAGAGGCTCCCAAGGCTCGCCATGTGGCGGAGTTTAAGACGCACTCAAAGAAATCCTTCGATGACTTGCTGAAGCATGGTGTGGAAAAGTCGAAGCCGCAGCATTTCATCCAGATGCAGTGCTATATGCATGGGACCGAAATCCGCCGCGCTCTCTATTATGCCGTCTGTAAGGACGATGACCGAATCTACACTGAGCGGGTAGAATATAACAAAGAGGTGGCCCTTAAATATATCGAGCGTGGTCGGCGGATAACCCTGTCGGATCGGATGCCGGAGCCTTGCCCTGGTGCAAGCCCAGAGTGGTATCAATGCAAGTTCTGCCCAGCATATCAATTTTGCTGGAAAGAAGAAGCAACCAAGAACGTGAACTGCCGCACTTGCGCACATGCAACCGCGCTAGAGAACAGCACATGGAGATGTGAGCGCCATGAGGCGGATGACATTCCAGTGGAGTTTCAGCACCAAGGCTGCGACGATCATGTGATCCACCCTGATACCGTGCCTTGGGCTATGGAAGGCTCAGAGGACGGTCTTTCCGCCACATTTGATATTGGGGGGCGTAAGATTGTGAACGGCCCTGGCGGATATAAAAGCAGCGAGATTATTGCGAACCCTGCGGCCTGTGGCAGTGAGGTAGTTGAGGAAGTTAAGAAACTTTTTCCTGATGCGGAGGTGGTGGGATAATGGCAAAATCAATTCAGCACACAAAAGATTATTCCCATCTTCCTGCAACGGCATCAGGTGCACGATACTTGGGATCGCTTTATTATTTTACAGGAAAGCCTTGTAGGGCTGGTCACGTTGGCTTGCGTTACGCAAGTTCATCCAACTGCGTTCATTGCATTGAAGATAAAAGAGGGGTTGTTTTCGATACTGCAAAAGATCGGTTTTCGGAAAAAAATATCAACCTAGCCATCGCGGCTATGGCTGATGGCAACACAAAATATATTTCAGAAACGCCATGCCCATTAGGGCATTTAGAACGATATACATCTTCAAATAATTGCGTCGAATGCAATTCGATTTCGATGGAGAGAAGAAAAGAAAACGCCAGATGGGCGAGGATAAAAAAATTATATGGCATCGACCAAAATCAATTTGATGGCATGGTTTTAGCCCAGAAAGCAAAACGCTCTATTTGCGAAGCCGATCTAAACCCAAAAAATACACACATAGATCATTGCCACACAACAGGGGCTGTAAGAGAATTGCTTTGCAGCAAATGCAATCAAGCGATTGGTCTTGTGAATGAAAGTTTGGAAACCCTTGAAAAAATTAAACAATATTTAATGAGGCATGGAAAATGTTAAGAGATTATCAGCGCAGAGCAATAGACGAACTTTATAATTGGCTAAGGGCTAACGACGGCAACCCCTGCGTGGTTTTACCTACCGGCGCTGGGAAAAGTCATGTGGTTGCCACAATATGTAAAGATGCGCTTCAAAACTGGCCGCAAACTAGGGTTTTGATGCTAAGTCATGTCAAGGAGATTTTGGAGCAGAACGCCGCCAAGATGCGCGAGCATTGGCCGAACGCGCCAATGGGCATTTATTCAGCCAGTATCGGCAAGCGCCAGCTGGGCGAGCCGATCACCTTTGCTGGCATTCAGTCGGTGCGGACCAAGGCAAGGCTTCTGGGCCATATTGACTTAATCATTATCGACGAATGCCACCTCGTTAACCACAAAGACGAAGGCGGGTATCGGACGCTGATTAATGACCTTAAGGCTATTAACAAGAACCTTCGAGTTGTGGGCTTGACCGCGACCCCATTCCGTCTGGGCCACGGCAGGATCACTGAGGGCAATGCGCTGTTCCACGACATGCTAGAGCCGGTCTCGATTGAGGAGCTTGTCTATAAGGGTTTTCTTTCGAACCTTCGCAGCAAGCTGACTGAAAAGCATTTTGATCTATCTGGCGTCCACAAGCGTGGCGGCGAATATATTGAGGGCGAACTGGCCGCTGCGGTCAACACCCTCGAAAATAACGAGGCCGTCATTCAAGAGGTTGTAAGGCTGGCTGGTGATCGCAAGGCGTGGCTGTTCTTTTGCTCCGGCGTTGCCCACGCGCAGGCCGTGGCGGATACGCTAAACGCGCATGGTATACCTGCCAATTGCGTTGTGGGCTCTACACCAAAGGCCGAGCGAGAACGGATCATTGCCGATTTCAAATCTGGCAAGCTACGGGCGCTGACTAACGCCAACGTCCTTACGACCGGCTTCGACTATCCCGACATCGATCTTATCGCCATGCTTCGCCCAACCATGAGCGCGTCCCTCTACGTCCAGATGGCTGGGCGCGGGATGCGGGTTAAGAGCCACACGGATCACTGCCTAGTCCTCGACTTCGCAGGCGTGGTGGCCCAGCACGGCCCCATCACAGCGATCCAAGCCAAATCACCAGGCCAAAGGTCAGATAACTCTGGCGAGGCTCCGGTGAAGGTTTGCGACAATTGCAACGAACTGGTGGCGATCAGCCAGAGAGAATGTCCGTCCTGCGGCTATAACTTTCCTCCGCCAGAGGAGAAGGTCTATAAGCTGCACCAAGACGATATCATGGGGCTGGGCGTCCTTGAGATGCCGGTCAAAAGCTGGCGCTGGAGGAAACACACCAGCCGCACCAGTGGCAAGGATATGTTAGCAGTTTCCTATTATGGCGGCCTTTCGGATCCGATTGTGACCGAGTACTTCCCGATCCTGCATGATGGCTATGCAGGCACGAAAGCCATGAAGGCGATCACTGATATAGCAAAGGAAAGCAGTGTTTCCTTTTCCGGTCTATATGGCTTAGAGGATATGGCTAAGGCTCTGTATGATGGTGTTCTACCGAGGCAGATTAAGTTTAAGGTGGACGGCAAATTCCACCGCGTATTAGAAAGGATTTGGGATTATGAGACCGTCGAGGCCGCTTGAATTGATCGAGTGGGAAGAATGGGTTAAAGCTGGTCCACCGCAGTTTTGCCATAACTGCGATGAATATTCCGGTGATGGCTATTGCTTCATTTTCAAGATGAAGGTGCCGGATGATTTTGCCACATCGCGTGGCGCTTGTAGCAATTGGAAACAGGAGCTTCCGTTTTGACCGATAACATCCCCACCGAGCATTTTGAACAGGCACGATTTGTTTCTTGGTTCCGCCAGAAATATAAAGGCATCCGCATCTTCGCGATCCCGAACGGTGGGTATCGGACACGATCCACGGCAGCAAAGTTGAAGGCCGAGGGCGTGATGCGCGGCGTCCCCGACCTGTTTGTCCCTGCCCACAGCCTCTGGATCGAGATGAAGCGGGTCAAGGGTGGGAAGCTATCGCCAGAGCAGCGTGATTGGATTAACTATCTGGAACTGCTTGGGAATACTGTCTTTGTCTGTCACGGTGCGGACCATGCAAAGGAAGAGATTGACAAGTTTTTTTCTAGTCTATGAGAATTTTGCTTGACGGAGGGCGTGGGCGGAAATAACCTGGCGCTATTAAAAGTAAGGAGAATGTAATGACCGAGAATGAAATCCTAGTCAAAGCCGCAGCGGTATTCGCCGAGCTTGACGCCATCAACAAGGAAAAGAAGCGCCTCGACGATGAGGTCCGCAAACTCTGCCGCCAGTATGATACTGTTGGTGGCGTCTGGGGCTTTCAGCCTCACCACCTTCGCCGCGCATGTGAGGCTCGCGGCATCATGGAGGTGGCAGCATGATTAAGTTCTACGAATGGGAGCCGATGTACGACGGTCACAAGCCGCCATACTGGGAAAATGAAATGCCTTGGGCGCTGGCTCCTAGTGAGCCTCTGGGCCAGCCCAAGGAGCCGTCTTGGATCAAAGGCACTGGCTATTCCGTGCCGGTCGATGCCGTCAGGGATAAGGTCGATCTTGAGTGGATGCTGTCTGAGTTGAGCCGGTATAATGCGGAGCAGTTGGCGGTTTATGGGATCACCATTGCTTATGGGGATAATTATGACTGACGCCGACCGCATCGAAGCCCTCACAGCCGAGGTTGCCGCGTATGGCCGCAGCCTTGAGTTGAAACAGGCTTTCATCGAAGAACTCACCGCCGAGAATGAGTGGCTGAAGGAATTGTTGAGGCGAAATATCGACGACGAACCCTGCCGACTAGACCACCACGGATACTGCCAAGCGCACTATCTGGAGAAGGATTGCAGTGTGGCGGCAGCCCTTGCGGCATTGGAGAAGCAACCATGACTGATGATTTAGTGAAGCGGCTGCGGGACGGTCATGTTTGCAGCATAGCCCAGAATAGCTGCCGCAACGGATACGCTATTTCTCTAGCCGCCGACCGCATCGAAGCCCTCACCGCAGAGATGGAGTGGCTTAGGAGCAATGTTGATCGTTGGGAGGCAGACTCTTTGGGATACGCCCATAATGCTGAATATTGGAAAGCCGAGAACGAGCGGCTGAATAAAAGCGCAGCATGTTTGGCTGAGACTAGGCGACTTGCCGTAAAAGATGTTGCTGAGCTTGAGGCAGAGAACGAGAGGCTGCTCCAAATCGCGCAGCGGCTAGGCACATATAGTGCTCACGACGACGGCTGCCGAATTATGACGCATGGCGTCTGGTCCGACCCCATCCCATGCACTTGCGGATATACCGACGCGTGGCAAGCACTAGCAGCACTGGAGAAGCAACCATGACTAAATTAAAGGAATTGATCGCTCGCTGGAACAGCGATGAAGGTAAGCCCTACAAGGGTTCGCTAATAGACATGAAAAGTTTTGAGGAGGGCAACCTTA